TGTTATGTCAAGAATTGGATCCAGGGCTACCTGTGCTCCAAGACTCTCCAGCATTGTTTTTATTTTCGTCATATACTTTATACAACGAAGCCTTTCTGGGTCACTCATATGTCTCCAGTGACTCTCATAGAATCTTATCGAAAGAAAGTGGTCATAGTCAACTATGTCTATATGAAAGTCTTTTGGTGGCTTTACTGAATGTACAGCCTTTTTCATATCTAACGTATACACTATTCTTTCTCCATTGTTATTCCAGACCAGACATCAAACCAGTCTGTCTTTTCCTTATGACTATTAAATTCTTTAGAAATCTTTCCACCCTCTAAATACACTCCTCCCCAAACTCCCCACTCGGAATTACTAACACCATAAGCAAGGCACTGTCTTTGGGCTGGACATTTTATACACAAAAGATCTACTTTTTTGGAAACTTCTGGATTTTCTTCATATTGATCAAAGAAAAGATTTGTATCCATATTAAGGCATAAAGCTTTTTCATCAAACTTGTACATTGCCCTTCCTTAATATAGAGTCAGGTATATCCCAAGCTCCATCACTATTTTCAAACACAATTTTCTTGTGCCACTTAGAATCAACAAAGGCTGCATTCTTTTTTAGATTAGCATCACCATCTTCTTCTAGGAATACTACATTCCAACCTTCCCATTTCAAAGAAGGGTTGTTGCTTACTATTGATTCCATTTTGTGTAAATCAGATATTTTCATTAATAGATCTTTCTGTGCTAATAATTACCGTTAACAGGGTAACAATAAATTGGAATATAAAAATTAATATAAATCCTATTTGGTTTGTCGCTATTCCATACCAGAGTACTGCAACCTGATGAATGATCCAAAATACTATCATTAAAGATATTTTTAATAAGCTTGTTTTAAATGTCACAGCAACAAACATTGACAAATAAAATAAAGCGTATGATAGAAACACTACCATTGACCAAATTGTTAAACTCATTTAATACCTAAAAATTCCCATCTCAACATCTTCTTGATGTTCCATGTGTGTTGCAAACTTTGACAGAGGCTCTTTTGGCAAACTAAAATATGCGTAGTATGTTATATACTCAATATTCTGTCTTACCCATTGCTCAGTTACTTTAGAAAAGGAAACCTTAAAACCTTTTTGCTTTAAATAGCTTTCTGCTGAATTACAAAATCCTGCAGTAAAACTATTAATCTTATGTGGTCCAAGACTCCACACTTGTATTTGATTACTTTCATTTGGGGTTGACAAAGCTACTGTCATTGCCCTCATAAATATCTCATAATCAGAGAACGCCTTAGTTCCCTCAACTACAATAACCATTAAAAATCCTTTTCTATTAGATACTATTATACATTTTTATGTGACGATTGTCAACTTATGTCAGCTATTTATACTATCAATTATGGACATAAGATTGTTAACTTCTTTTTCTGATAAGTCAAAAACATCAACTTTTTCAGCATTTTCATTATGAATCTTACCATCTTTGCTTATGTTGCACTTATAAAGAATATTATCTATAACCCAGTAAGCACTATCATCTTGAATTGCAACTTTAACAGTTCCCTCATCCAATATCTTAGACAATTGACTTTGCCTTGATACTGGCTTAAAACTTACTGTAAAATCTTCTCCCCTTTTCTTTTCAATAAAAGAAAATAGTAAGACAAACAAGTTAATGGAAAAAAGATTAATTGCAATTAGGCATCCAGAAATTCTTTGTAAGGGAGAGAGATTTTTCATTATAGCCTCCTACTATTTATAAAAAGAAAATGGTGAGTCTTTCCAGGTTTCGTCTGACTTACTAGCCCTAGCATTTTGAATGGCTTCCCATTTTTGTTTTGACCAGGCAAAACCAGAGTCTCCACCCCAAAGTAACCAAGCAATTTTTCCATTAGAAGGACGCTCTGCGTTGTCCCAATCTTTTCCTTGTTTATCTACTTCGTGCCTTGAAAAGAAAGAGTACATTCTTGCCACAGTCTCTGGACTTAGATTTGTGCGATTGCTTAAATCACGAGCACGAGCAACTCCAACAGCAGTTCCACCTCTACCAAACTTAGCTCTTAATTCAAGACCTCTTTTTGCATTACTAGCCATTGACTCTGTTGGCTTTAGATCAATATCAGAAACATCTCTTTTTTCTACACTAGAGGCTCTCTTGGATTTTGGCTTCCAGTCTTCTGGAAGAAGATCTATTCTATTTAAAGCTTCTGCTCTACGAATAATGTGATTTCTTGCTTGTGAGTAATTTGATGCACGACCAACAGACTGAATTGCATTTTGTAGATCTGCAACAGTTACAATAGGGAACGATCCATCTGGCAAGGCTCTTCCTTGTCTAGCCAACATTCTTCTTTGTTTTGAATCATAATCTTTTTTGTTCATGCTATGCTGTGGACAATTGTCATCTTCACAATCTTCCATTGAATGGGGTCTCATGTTTGGAACATCATCATTTCCAATAACATCGTCATGTGATTTTGAAGTTGAGACTCTTAGGGTATCTACTCTATGACCAACTAAGGTATCAGTTGGTTTTCCATCCCTATAAATTCTAATAAGTGCTGCTGGATTATCTGGAGTTCCAGTAATTGTAAAGTCAGAATTAGGAACATTGATAGAACCATTTCTTACCACTCTAACTACCTTTCCTCTAGCAGTTCCTCCACTGGAATTCCAAGAAACCATTTGACCAACTCTTACAGAATCAGCTTTTGACATTTCAGGAATCATTTCCATGAACTCTTCTCCAGTATTTTTTTCATCTGCATTGACATAGCCATCTGGAATTACTGCAAGTCTGCAAGCACCCTCCTCTTCAATTTGCTGTGAAATAATTGCACAAGCAATAGAAGATTTATGAAGTGCACAATTTCCACACTTAACCCCAATAGAAGCATTTTCATTATTAGATCCATCTTCATAACCAATCCAAATTCCTTCAGACTGATCGAGTGGTCCTAATTCTTCTGCCAACTTTAGCAAAGAGTCTGCAAAAGCTTTTTCATCTTCTGAAAGCATATTATATAGTGGCTCACCTTCCCACTCATCTGCTTTAGTTGTTTTCTCTGCACTTTCTGCAGCATATAAAGCTCTTTGTTGATTAGTTGCTGAAGCTCTTGTAGTATGGCAGCCATGAATTCCAGAAGGACCTACTACAGCATATCCTCTGCATCCACCATAATTTCTTTTAATATCATAAGGCATGATTCTATTATATCTTATTTTTGTTCGTAGTGTGCTAACAATGTTTCAAGAAAGAATCTTTCATCGTCAGTAAATGTAAGAATATTTTCTTTTATATGCTCAACTTGTTCTGGAGTTACTCCAACAATTGTAGTTCCTTCAGTAAAAATAATGTCAATAACATCTTTCATCCACAATTGACTAGCCATTTCTCCAACAGCCTCATAATGTGCATAATATAATTCTGGATAAATTTCTTTACACTTTGGAGTAACCTTGTATGTAAATTGATCTGACACAGAATCATACCCCATAATTTCCATAGCACCTAGCTCTATAAGATACTCAATTACTTCTGATAGTTCTTGTTCAGAAATGTCATCATTATCTTCCATGTGGCAAAGACTCCTTTACTGAAAGAGGGGACACCCTAACATACATAGAATCTCTATAAAGATCGTGCAAAGAGTCAACTCCAGAATAAGAGCATCCACTTCCAAGACCTCCCTTAATGTCTTTAATGATATCCTTTACAAAACCTTTGTAAGGAATTTTTGTAGATATGCCTTCTGCAACTGCAATGTCTTTGTCTTTATTAGCTTCCTTACTAGCCATTCCCCTAAATAATTTAAACTCTTTACCTTCTTCAAGATATAGATTTCCAGGAGCCTCTTCAGTACCCGCTAACATTGATCCTAGCATTACAGCGTCTGCTCCTGCAGCAAAAGCTTTTACCATATCTCCAGTATTTCTAATTCCACCATCTGCTATAATTCCAGCATTTAAGTTAAACTTATCTTTTGCTTCTCGAATGTTTATAATTGAAGATAGTGTTGGAATACCGTGTCCAGATACAATTCTTGTAGTACACATACTGCCCCCACCAATACCTACTCTAATAGAATCTGCACCTGCAGTATCCAAAGCCATAAAGCCCTCTGCCGTAGAAACATTTCCAGCCATTATATGAAAAGAGTCTCCAACAATATTTCTTAGTCTAACTACTGCATCAATAGCCATTCTACTATGACCATTTGCTGTATCAATTAAAAGCATTGAAGCTCCTGCATTAATAAGTTTTTCAACCTGGTCTTCAATAAAAGTACTAGAAAGTGCTGCACCAACTGGCAAGCCAGCATCGTTATGACTATGAACTTCTTCAACCATTTTTATTTGACTTTTTACAGACATAAATCTATGAATAATTCCAATGCCACCAGACTCTGCTATAGCAATAGCCATATCTTTTTCACACACGGTATCCATTGGAGATGCAATTATAGGAAAGTCTAGCCAAGAGTATCCTCCAACTGGCATCTTAAGATCAATAGCACTTCTACTAACAACTTCTGAATATTGTGGAACCATTAGTATATCGTCAAAACAAATGTCGTTATTTGCTAAATATTCTTTCATAAAAATAATTTCTTTTCTACTAAATTAAATTAAAGTTCATAAGATACTCTTTAATATCTTCTGTCATTTCAGGTTTTGATTGTATCACTTTCTTATCTTCTTTGTCAATTTTTGTACGAGATTCATATGTATGAACTTCTACTTCCTGAATTTTTTCTCTTCTTGTATGACTGATTGCATTATAAACAGATCCACACATAGCATCAGCTAAGTCCTTAGACTTCTTTCTAGGGTGATCTACTCTATTATTGTTCATAATTCTAAGTTCCTGCATTTCTTCAAGTAATAAATCTATTTGAGGCAAGACAATTCTTTCTTCATAAACCAGCATGGATAAGTCTTCATAATGTTTTTTAGCTACTGAAAGAGTTTCTGTTTTAATTCCAACGCTTGTCAAGTCTCTTTGAATATCAAAAGAGTTCCATCGGTCAAAAGTGACAAGACCTAGATTAAATCCAAGCCTTCTTAAATTAATAATCCAGTTCTTAACTTCTGACAAGTCTACTGGACCTTCTTTTTTTGGCTCCCAGTAAACAATTGCATCCACAACAATGAATGGAACGATTTGCTCATAGTTATTAAATGATTGAACGCTAACCCATTTATCAACGTGTGCAATTGACACAGCACACTTGTCATGCTTTTGTGCAAGGTCAGCGTGTACATAGTAAGTTGTTTCTGGATCTGGAATAAAAGATTGTTCAATTCTTTTTGAGACATCAATTGGATTAATCTTTTTAAATGCCATTGAAAGTTTTTCTCTATTTTTAAAGAATGCATCTGATGAGGTTGTTGGCATACAAGCAAAACGCATTTGTGCATCAGCCATATCAGTAAAAAATGATGTCTTAAAGTCTTCGATAGTTCTTGTTGGATTAATTTCCCAAGTTGGTCTTTTTAATGCAAAAACTCCAGGAATCTTATAAGACAAGATTACATCTTCGTCCCATTCAATAGTAAACTTATTAGCTGGATCATCTTCAGACATTGTTGGATTTATTATAAACTCATGAGATCTAACAATAGTTTCTTTTTCAGCAATTACATCTTCATACCTTGTTGTAATAAAGTCACCTTTAAAACGAGGAAACGAAAGAAGTACAACCTTTCCAAAATCTGGAAATCTAGAATCTACAGATCCACGAAATGCTTTATAGATATTGTCACCAGTTTTAGCCTGATCGTTTCCACTTGCAGATTCCATAGCAAATCCAGAAATCTCATCAAGGATTGCAAGTATAAGGTTCAAGCCTTCAGCAGATTCTCTTTCAGAGTGTCCAGAGTATACTGTAATTGATTTGTCAAACTCTATGCTATCAATTTTTGGTGGATCAAACTTACCTGCAAACCAGGGTGATCCAACAATTTTTGTCTTAAACCCTTTAAAGAAAACATTCTTCCCTGTTGTGCATTGATAGCAACATTCATAATGTCAATAGCATCATTAGTTGGCTTACCAAAGTAACGAGAGGGATCCTTTAAGCATAAAAGCTTGTAGACTAAATAAGCACATCCAACTGTTGAAGAAAAGTCTTTTCCACTTCCCTTTCCAAGTTGCATAATTATTTCATTCTTTGTATATTTTTTAAAGTGTTGCTTGCCAGCTTCTTCACCCATAAATCTAATTAAATCTTTTTCTTTATAGATTTGACTCATACATTCAACAAGTGTATATTGGTATTCTGAAAGTGGTGGCTGATTTAAATATTTTTCACCCTCAACAAATGTTTTTGCATCTACTGGAATTTCTGCAAATGGAGACTCGTCAAGAGCTTCCATAAATTCACTAATATCAATTGTCAATTACAACGACCCCACCTTCATTAACTTGAGATAGTTTAGATAAAACCTTTGGTCTGCAAGACTCGCAAGAAGATGTCACCTCTTTTAAAATTGATATAAGTATTTCTTGCTTTCTCTCTGTCTCCAAAAGTTCATCTGCTAATTCTTGATTATCCAAGAGACCTGCTTTTTGTAGCATTTCAAGTCTTTTACTTTCAATATCAGCAATAAGTTTAATAGATGTTGTTTTTGCTGTTAAGTTTGCAGTAGTATCTGCAGAGTCAATAACCTCATAAGCCTTTTTAATAAGTGATGAGAAGTGCTGATCTGCACCTGCAAGAGCCTCTTTTGCACGAGCATGAATAGCTTGATTATTTGCTGCCATAACTCTCCAGTCAGTCAGCAACTCTGTAACTTTTACTCTTGGAATATTTAATGCTTTTGAAATCTCTGATGCATCTAAGCCTTTTAGGTACTCTGATGCAACCTTGTTTACAAGGTCTAAATGATTAACTAGTGCTGCTTCGCTTGACACGCTTACCCCTCTTCTTTACTGCTTTAACTCTGTCAGGATAAAAAGACCTTGTTGGTCCAGAAATGTCCTTAAACATTTGAAAGCAGTCTATCCATTCTACACCATTTTCAGGATTTTTTACAAGACATTTAAACTTAAAAGTAGCACCATGTTCTCCAACAATCTTTATTAAATCTCCTTCATTTACCTCATGACCACTTTCAGTTACCATTAAAGGCTTTCTTTCAAATCTATCTTTAAAAACAATTTTTTTCTTAGCCACGTTTTTTAGCCTTCTTTAGCAATAAATATCCAATAAGATCGTCTTCATCATTATCCCCAGCATATAACTTTTTATTTTTAATTCTATTTAACTTATCATCAATACGAACATTAAGTTGCTCAAAGTCATCTGCATCACTAAAGATGCGAATAGGATTAAGTGCGGAGTTTCCATATGCTACATTTTTTTCTAATAACATTTCTGTAATCTCTAAACAAGCAGCAAGAATGTTGTATCCAGCTGGGGCAGTCTTAGAAAGCTCAAGAATCTTTTTAATCTTTTCTTCATTTTTATCTATAAAAGGTTGTGACGGGTATTCAGCCATTATTTTCTCCTGCTTTTTCTTAATCCAAATTTTCCAAGGTATACATAGATGGTTTCAACAGAAACACCACATTCTTTTGCGATATCTTCTGGAGATTTTTTATCCATTAAAAATCTTTTTCTTAGCCAGTTTTCGTTAGCATACATTTTCATAGTATCATTATATCCTTTATAAGTCAAGTTTAGTTATTTTATTCCAGTTGTTTGTTGCATACCATCCAATAGCAATTGCATCAGCAACATCATTGTCAGATACGTCAGTCATAAATTCTATATTAACAAGTCTAATAGTTCTATTCTTTCTAAACTCTCTTTCTTTGCCCTTGTACCAGGACTCTGATTTTCCAGGAGTTTCTTTTCTTAATTTAAACTTTTCTTCTTTTGTGAGAACCTTGTTGCCAATCCAGTTTTGCCAGGCAACGGGAACACAAGGATATATATCTTTAATACCATTTATATATGCTGCACTAACAATAGCACCTTGTGCAAGAGCTAACTGCATTGATGTTTTTGGGGAGTTTGCAAAAATAGTATTTTCTATTACAACCACTTCAACATTAAAATCTTTAAATAGTGGAGTAAGTTTTTTACAAGCATCTCCAGCTTTTCGATAATGATCATTCCCAGTAAAATTAATCTTTCCAAATTTTACCAACTCATTATTTTCAAATATTGCAAAGGCAGCAGAAGTAGAAGACGCATCTATTGAGATAAATCTTTTTGGCTTTCCAATATCTTTCCAACTAGCTTTGCTCATAATCAAAAAATCCTTTTATATCTTTTAGTGTTTGATCTAGTTTTCTTTTACTCATCATACAATTGTTACAAAATCCTATATCATTGTAAATACTAATTTCAATACCACATCCACCAGCACACTTCCTGGACTTGCTTGCACGAGACCTTACCTTTGAAACCTTATACCTTTGCATAATCTTCTCTTTGGTAGCAGTAGATCTACAATCAGGTGAGCAATATATTTGATTCTTATTATTTGTTTGAAATTGCTCGTCACATAGTTTACAAAATTTATTCAAGGTCTTTCCTTGGAGCTATTTTAATATCACCCTTTGGCTTTGTACGACAAACTGTTTCGAAATCACAACCCTTGCAAACTTTAGAGTTTGAACGATAAGGGTTTTCAGGTAGAAGACCGTCATCAGATGCTTTCTTTACTTCTCTCATCCAGTCGAAAAAGTAGTTAATGAAATTCTTATAGTGATCAGTTAGTTTAACAGGGAACAAAGAAAGTTCGTGACTATTCTTTGATTCATATACTAAGAATGCAAAACTCTTCTTAAGAATCTTCATATAAATTAAAAGCTGTTCAACGTGATACTTTCTTGCTTCACCCTTAACATTTAAATAGTGAAAAGAATCTTCATTAAGTGTTTTAATTTCAGTAAGAATGTCCATATCATTCCATTTAATAATTGCATCTGTTCTACCAGAAATGGGTGGGTCTTGATATGATAAACGCTCTTCATTAGTTACTAGTATTCCTGCAGACTCCATTGCTTTTTCAATACGACCATGACGATCAGTACCACTGTCCATATTTGCAACCGAATACCAGTCAGTCTTTACATCTGACTCATTACCCTCAAACCACAAATACCAGAATCTGGGACATTTACCTGCACCATAAGTTAGTGTTGATGGAGTAAAGCTATCTCTCTTTTTAAAGGATGCTTTTCTTTGTAAAGCGTATCCTTCTTTAATCTTGTCAACAATTGCTTGACTATCAATTAAATTTTCTTCGCTCTTTTTTGGTTTTTCAACCAACTTGTTAATAAGGCTTTTAGCCATTGTTAATCCTAACTGCATATTTTAATGCGTCCACTAGTCTATCCGTTGCTTCTTTAGCTGAATAGTATATATTCTTTTTTGCTCGTTCATCTTTCTTAACATTAGTATACCAGGAAGCGAGCATTGCAAATTTAGCAGAATATGCCTGTAGCTTTACAATTAGTTCAACACCTATTGATGCTGGAACATCTGGCTTAGAAATTAACTTAGCAACCAGTGCCAAGGTTTGGGTCAACTCTTCATCTTGCATATGTTCTGATATTTCATTAAATCCATTTACCTGATTTAATAAATCAACTGTTGTTTCCATTATTCCTCAATTCTTCAAATACTTCCCATTCAATAACAGCAAGTCTAACTTTTTTATTACCCTCACCAATTACTAGCATAAGGACTGGATTTTTTGACCTATCCACTTTTAAAGTATCAGTAACAATCTTAGCCCAGTTATCTTGACTAATAGAAAATGATTTGCTATATTCTTTTACATCTACAACAAATTCATCATCGCTACCATCAGCCTTGACAGCACCTCTACCAGAATTCTTATGGGCTTTCATACCTGCTCTTTTTAGCTCTCCACGCTCACTCATTAGTACCCCTTAATATTTAAGTTAACTTTAGAAAAGTGTTTTTTAGAACAAAGCCAGGTTAGGTCCATTGTTGTATTTTTATAGAATCTTGCTATAAGAACAGCTTCTTTACAAGTATGACAGAAAAACTTTCCTCTGTATTCAGAGAAGTCTTTATACATTTAACTTTGCCTCTAGATCTGCAACTCTTTTTGGATCTTCCTTTAGCCAGTCAATGACCTTTGCTCT